GGCAATGGATGAAAAATATGGTAAAGGTCAGTGGAGATTTGAAGGAGCTGCTTGGGATATTAGAGGTGATGTTGAATCATTAGGATTGGATTATAAGAACAAAGGATTTTCAACCGATGTAATGTTAAGAGTTCAGCCACTTAAAAATGGCAAACCAAACGGACCTGCTAGAGCACAAAAGAACTCTTTGAAAAAAGATGAAAACATTTTCTTCTTTAATGGTTCAATTAATGAAGTTAATAATTTTGTATTAAACTTTTTAGATGACGGTGAAAGAAAAAGAGTAAGAGGATATGAAGCAATTGCAACTAAAGGAAGTCCATCTAATAAAAATATAGAGGAAAGGCAAGCAGCAATTGCGGCAGCTGAAAGAATAACTGGATTGAAAGGAACTGCAGCAATAAAGGCTCTAAAAGAAAAATCATTAGCTATAAGAGATAAAGCTTTTAATAAAGCACCTCAAGAAGTAAAAGATGCAGTTTCTAAAGTTAGAAATTTCGGAGCAGCACAAACAGCATCAGCTGAGAAGTTAATTAAGACAGCAAATACCAATATCAAAAATGCAAACAATGTAATTGATAATGCAAAGAATATAGATAGTGGTGATAAGGATTTCGCTAAGTTTTCATATAAAGCTGTAAAAGAATGTCAGGCAAAAGGTGGTGATTTAACTTTATGTATAAGACAAAAACTATCTGCTGCTGGTGAGGATACTACCGATGATAGAGTATGTAAAGTAGCAGTTATGGCATCTAAAGTTGGTGTTGCTGCTGGAGACCCTAAATCTGAAAAAGCATTAAATAAACATTATAGTTTAGCGGTTGAAGCTGGAAACGCTTTAATGGAAATTCTACCTGATAGTCCTGAATTGATGGGAGGTTTGATGCAGAAATTAGCAGATGCATTCCCAATGAAGACTTGTATGCAGGGTGAGGAGTTTATGTGTATTGATGGTATGAAAGTAACTCAAAAAACTTTACAAACTGTATTTGGTGTAGCTTCTTATGAAGAACTACAAAAAGGTATGAAATTAAAAAGAATGCCAAATGGTGAAACTATATTAGTTTATGGAGCTAAAGATAAAAAAGGACAAGATATTCCTATTGGTGTAGTGGGTGCAAGACAAAAAGGTAAAGGATATGAAGGAACTGTGGGGTTTGAGATATCTTGTTCTGATGATTTTGCATTAGCAATAGCTGAAGCAAATTCAAAAAACGGAGATACATCTACCTCAAATGAAAAAGCTAGACAATCTATTGGTAAAAGAGTAGGTAAACGAAACGCTAAAAAGTAACCAAAATACCCTTTGATTTGATTTTTCATATTTATATGTGATAAAACAAGAACAGAGGATGAAGACACAATTACTTTGTACATTTACAACAAAAGGAGAGTTACAAAATACTCTACAACAAATTAGAGAAACGTATCATATAGTATATAATTACATCTATATTTTACAAAATAAATCTAATTTGGATGAGTTGTTCATAACGTACAATATAGATACAGCTTTCCAACCGGCAACTCCGTTGGAAAATACAATTTTAATACATAGAAAAAAAGAGTCTAATACACTTTACACTATTAACGCCTTAAACGAATTGGTTAAGGAAGAAAATGGTGGTGTGCTGGACACTTCTTTTGTCATTAATTGGCAAAAGTTTAAAAATTCAATCATACTAACAAATGCCGAAGGAACTAAGAAAATTCAGACAAGAGTGTTCGAAGTAATGTCATTCGGTGAAGAAACCACTACATCAAATTAAATTTAGATTATGTTTGTACCAAATCATTTACATTTACTTGTAAAAGGTTATATTAAAACCCCACCTCAAACGGAAAATGTGTTAAACGAATGGTTTACACAATTAGTTAATAATGTTGGAATGAAAGTAGTAGCAGGGCCTACTTCCGTTTATGTAAATGAGCCTGGTAATGAGGGAATAACTGGAACTGTAACGTTGGCAACATCGCATGCTAGTATTCATGTTTGGGATGCACAAAACCCAGCTATGTTCCAATTTGATTTATATAGTTGTTCAGATTTTACACCAACTCAAGTATTAGAACATATAGATGAGTGGTTTGGGTTGGAGAATGCGTATTGGAGTTTTATAGATAGAAATCAAAATGAGTTTTTTGAATTAGAAAACGGAGTTTGGGAAAATAAACAGAAGTAATATTTATAATTACTATGTATGCAGTTAGAGGATATTTTAAACCTGAAAGTTCATTTCACACAATCACAGAATGGGAAACCATTTGTAACGAATTTCTAGCTCTACAAAAAAACGGATTTGATGTTAGGGGTGGAACTATTGATTATAGTCCTCAACTTATAGATTTAATTAACAAATACTTTTCGTATCAATTATACATTGAAACTGAACAATTTCCTGATTTGACAAGAAAGAAGGTATTGGATTTCATTGAAGATTTCGTAAACCATAAAGTTTGGTCATTAAAAAGGGATTACAATGATTATATAGTTAATATAGATAATGATAGAATTGCTTTCCTATATTCAAGAGGAGCAGTTGAACCTTATTTACTTTTAGATAAGCAATTTACATTAGATACATACGGAACTACTGATGAGGAAGTGACAGCATTACATTGGACATCTAAAGAGGGATTGATTAACTTAATAGATAGTACAAAGAATGGATATGGATTTTCAGTATCAACATTCACAACACAAGCTAAAGAGTTTTTCAGAAAAGAAAGTAATATATTAGTAAAATTAAGTGGAACATTAGTAGCAGCTTTCAAATCAGATGCAAAAACATTCGCAACTGATAAGGGTAATAAAGCAGTTAATATGTTCCGATTATCATACCCTGGAAATGAAAACAATCTTTGCAGAAATGTGGAAGATTGTAAAGAAAATAAAACATCCTTATGGAACGAAATAGTTATGAAACCAAAAGAAGTTATAATGTATAAAGAAATTAAAAAATATTAATATTATGATACTTAAAAAAGGCGATAATAACGAAAACGTTAAGTTAATGCAACAAAAGCTGGGTATTGAACCAGCAGTAACTAATTTTGGACCTAAAACCGAAGCAGCTGTAAAAGAGTGGCAAGCTAAAAATGGTTTAACCGCAGATGGTATAGTAGGACCAGCAACTTGGGCAAAGATAATGGGAGAAAGTACTCCAATTCCAGCAGCACCAATTCAGCCTGTGGCGAATGTTGGTGGATTGAAATTGGATAAATTGAGAGGACATATTCCTGATGCAGTTATCCAAATGATTCCTGATACGGCGGCTAAATTCCAAATTAATACTCCATTGAGATTGGCACACTTTTTAGCACAATGCGGACATGAGAGTGGTGGATTCAGAGTAACACAAGAGAACCTAAACTATTCAGCTAAAGGATTGGCTGGTATCTTTAAGAAATATTTCCCAACTGAAGCAGTAGCAACTCCTTATGCTAGAAACCCACAAAAGATTGCAAACAAAGTATATGCAAATCGTATGGCTAATGGTTCGGAAGCAAGTGGAGATGGCTACAAATTCAGAGGTAGAGGATATATCCAATTAACGGGTAGAGATAATTACACTCAATTCGGTAAAGCAATTGGTGAAGATATAGCATCTAACCCAGATGCAGTATCATCTAAATATGCATTATTATCAGCAGCTTGGTTCTGGTCTAAGAATGGATTGAACAAATTAGCAGATGGTGGTTCAACTGATACTACTGTAACATCTATTACTAAAAGAGTAAATGGTGGAACTATTGGATTGGCTGACAGAATTAAACATTTCAAAGAATATTATCATTTATTGGCATAGGATTTGGTAATGTAAATAAAAATTCGTATATTTATAGAATATAATACAACATAAATGGCAAATATAAGTTTAAAAAGACTATTTGAAGCTGAAGATTTTAAAGCTAAAAGTAAACAAACTGGAAAGCTGGTACACTTCAAATCAAAAGATTCATACGATGCAGCATTAAAGGCTGGTACTCATGAAGACCCTAACGTTCAAAAAGATGGACAACCTAAGGCAGATACAAAACCAAATGATATGTTTGGTGGTGATTATGCAAAAGATAGAGGTGGCGAGGCTCCTAAAGCTGATACATCAAAAGCATCTAAATCTAAATACGATGATAAATCATATTGGAAAGATACAGAACGTGAAAGACAAGGACAGGGTGCCAATGATGATTGGGATGATGATGATAGCTGGGGTGAAGGGCCTCAATTGACATCTGATAGATTGAATAAAATAGAAACAGCACTTGAAGATGAATTGGATTTAAGAGGTAATGGATTTGAAACTACACGTGAAAGTGGTGGTGGTATGGGTGGATGGGAAGGACCTATGCAAATAATGGATAAAAATGCTGACTTCGATGATGAAGATAATTATATTACTTTATCTGTGGGAAGTTCAAACAATGATGGCAAAATGTCAATTGTATTTGCAAATTACAATGGTGAACCATATTTTGAACCTGATTACGATGCATTAACTGGTGATAAGGAGTTAAACCCACAGCAAGCATATAAAGTTACAAAGGCTTTAATGAAAATGCCTGAAGTTCAAAAACTATTAAAAGGTGAAATGAGTAAAGAAGAATTCCAACCGATATATGATAAGCTAAAAGCTAAATTTTCAAAAGGAAAAACGGAATCAACGAAACTAACATCAATGATTAAAAAATAAACAAAAGGGAGAAACTAAAAATTCTCCCTTTTTTATTTGGTAGTCTCCCATTTTTTTCGTATCTTTGATTATCTCAAACTTATATAAATGCTTAATTAAGTTGCAAAAAATACTTCAAAAAAGATTTGGAAAGTCCAATAATTTGTCGTATATTTGTATCTCCATTATATTTATATATGTAACGGAAGTGTAGGAAAGACACTTAAATAAAACCATAAATCGTAAACTCTTAAAATTTAAAAGACATGGCTATTAACTTAGACGCAATTAAGAGCAGACTTAACAAACTGCAAAACACCCAAAGAACAACTGTAGAACTTTGGAAACCAGCACCGGGCAAACACACAATTCGTTTAGTCCCTTACAAATTCAACAAAGAGAATCCTTTCATTGAATTGTTTTTTCACTACAACATTAACAACAAATCTTACTTATCTCCATCGAGCTTTGGCAGACCGGACCCTATCGTTGAGTTCGCTGACAAGTTAAAGAGAATGGGTGATAAGGAAGATTGGAAAGCAGCCAAAAAAATGGAGCCGAAACTTAGAACCTTTGTACCAGTATTGGTAAGAGGTGAAGAAGGTGATGGTGTTCGTTTTTGGGGCTTTGGAAAAACTGTATATCAAGAAATTCTTGGTTATATGGCAGATCCTGATTATGGTGACATTACTGACCCAAATGAAGGTAGAGATATTACCGTTGAAGTAGTATCAGCTGAAGACAGTGGTACATCTTACCCTGTAACAACAATCCGTGTTAAACCAAAGGAAACCCCATTGGCAACTTCTAAAGAAGATACGGACAAGTACTTAAACTCTCAAAAAGAGATTACCGAACTTTATTCTGAATTAACTTATGCAGAATTGAAAAATGTATTAGAAGGTTGGTTGAACCCATCAGCAGCATCTGATGAGGAAAAATCAGTATCAGCTCAAACTCTTTCATCAACGGCTACTGATGAAGATGATGCACCATTTGATACAGCTTCGGCACCAAAAGCAGAACCTGCAGCAGCACCTAAAAAAGTAGATGATGTGGCAGCAGCTTTTGATGACCTTTTCAATTAAAAAATAAATAAGTTAATATGGCGAAAGCAACAAAGGAGATAGACCTAGCAGAAGTGCTAGCGGACTCCCTAAACAAACAAGCAAAAGACCAAAAGGTAGCATTCTTTTTGGACAACAATGACTCCCCTACAAACGTAGAAGGTTGGGTATCAACCGGAGCATCAATGTTGGA